CAGGCTACATGATCTTCTATTGAATTACCCTGCGATTTTCGATCATGATCCATTTCTTTTAGGAGTCAGAAACGGCGTGGTCGATCTGAGGACCGGCGAGCATCGGGCCTACTCGCCCGACGATCTGATGACTGATCAGATCCAAGTTTCGTTCGACAAGGACGCGACTTGCCCGAAGTTCGTTAAATTTCTTAAGGAAGTTTCACCGAACGAGATCGATCAATGCACCTTGGTTGATTGGTTCGCAATTCATTCAATCAAGCTCATGTTCCCCTATATTATGTTCCTCAACGGCTTGGGGCGGAATGGAAAAGGGATTTATGAAAGAGTCATGAAGCGATTTTTTGGAGAAGATGCATTCTGTGGAATGGCTCTCGAGGAGCTGACCCTAAAAAATAATAGGTTCGCCGGTGCGGAGCTGGCAGGGAAGCGGGGACAGATAGTCTCAGAGGCCGGTGAGGAGCAGCACAAGGGCAAACGGAAGATCCCCACGGCTTTCTTGAAAAATTCCACGGGCGACGGGATAATAGACTCTGATCGAAAGAATAAGAGTCGAATAAAGTTTAAACCGTTTCATGCTACGACAGTCGATTCTAATGACATGCCGTTAATTGACGACATGTCCAAGGGATGGATTGAACGGTTCTGCAAGGTGGACATGCCTTTTCATTATGTCGATAATCCAGCCCCGGATAACCCGATGGAAAGGCAGAAAGATCCTCATCTATTCGAAAAGCTGACCACTGAAGAAGAGCTGTCGGGCATCCTCAACTTGATTATCGAGCGGACAATCAAGCTCTCAAAAACCATGACCATAACCAAGCGGTCCGGTGAAGAGATGTTTGCAGAATACCAAAAACAGTCCAACAGCATCAGCACTTTCTTAGAAAAATATTGTGATTATGATCTTATGGGTGGTCCGGGAAATGACGTGCCTTTGAGCGTCGTTTATGATGCATACAAATCGTGGTGCGAGATGGTCGTGAGTGATAAGGTCGACAACAAGAGGTTTGGGTCAGCCGTTCGGAAGATGTGCGACAACCATCCACCCGAAAAGATGCGTGTGGGCGAGCACCAAACCCGTATCTACAGAGGATTTCGATTTGATGCGAATAGATACCAGGAGATGGTAGATAATTATCGATCTACTCCTCCCCAAACAAAACCAGCAACAGCTCCAATGTATCCATTAAATTCCATTAATGTTCCATTAAAAACAGTATCAGCTCCAATAGCTCCATTAAAAGATGAAAATAACAGTGTCTTAGAAAATATTTCTCTTATAGAGAAAAGAAATCAACAATTTGCCCAAAAAACGGCCGTTGGAGCTGATAGCGGTTCTTGTTCCATTGAACCCGCTGATAACGGTGATAATGGAACAAAAAGCAAATCGTTGGAACTGATATCGATTCCAAAAAAAGACCTCGTCCCAGTCTACTTCCTTATGAGGTATAATCAGTATCGGAAGGACGATGTAGCCTCAATCCCTGGAGGGATAGCGCGCGAGTTGGCTGGGATGAGTATTTGCAAAGTTGTCAAAAACGCAAAACCGCCGTGTGCGTAATCGCATATTTGCGAATACGGCCATATCCAAAAACGCAAACCAACGAAAACCAACGAAAAGTATAAATACAATACATGCTGATAAGTTAATATGGCAAAAGAAACCGTGTGCATAAGAGCAACTTTGCCAAAGGTTGTGAAGGAATATATTGAAAAGAACAAATACTTGGATTGCGCGAAGGTAACAATCGCGCTTTGGCTCAAGTACGTGGACGATCCAAGCATTTTGGACGAAATGTGCAACAACCAAACGGCGAAAATGCCACTTGTGCCAATGGGCGATATTGGTGATGGTGTGAAATGCTATGGGTCGGATGATGAATCTGACTATTATGTCAAATTGAGCGATTATCGAAAGCTGAGAGATAGACTGGAGGACTGAAGAAATGACCAACGGCAAGATAGAAAAGGTCATAGCGATACTAAGCACCGCTTCTGGCCTGCATAGCATCGAGGACGCGAGAGAGCTGATCGAGAAAGCTGAGAGGTACTTGAGGGATGAGCCCGATCTTGTGCATGGCCTACGCCTCAGCAGAGACATGATCTCCGAGGCGGTGGATAGATTGTCCACGAACATGCCTGATGATGGAGAAGAGCCTTCTGAGCGGGCCAAGAAGATACATATCTGTGAATCTTCCCTGCTCCAGATAGTCGAGTACGCCAAGAGCGGCTTGGCGGCTCGGAGGCTGGGATCTCAGGAGGTCGCGGAGTCGATCCTGGCGGGGAATGCTCAGAGAAGTTTGACGGAATTTGAGGAAGTGCAGACCATGAAGCAACTCTTGAAAGATAACGGTGCTACCATGGAAATGAGGCTTGCGAAATGACCGCCCCAAAAATTTTTGTCTCGCTCGATCATAACGAGCTGGGCAGGCCACGGGCCGCGAAAGTCGAGAAGGCGGTGCTGGAGAACGATAGATTTGAGATGCGAGATCCCGCGAACTTGCTTTTTGACTTGCAATTCCTTCTGGAGATGGAATGCCCACAGTGTCACGGCGAGCCGTGCCCAGATGAGCCTGATCTGACTGGCGAAATGTCGAGTGTCCTGTGCGGAAAATGTTCTTCACATGGCATCATCCGAAAAACGATGCACGTCGAACTCAAGGATTTCTCAGAAGACGACAATAGCGACTACCTCAGCTCGATTCTGAGCGGGCATCTCTACGAGCAGGTCCTGGCGGCCAGGGAACTGGGGCAGCCTCTTGCCATCGTCGTGCTCGGGGATGATAATGACGTAGGCGCTGCAATCCGAAAGTCCGCTTCCCGGCAGCATGGCAAGATGGATGTCGAGAAGCTGTTGGAATATTTCAGGATGGTGGAAGGCTTTGAGGCGAACTGCATAGCCTTGAATGTCCAGGTCTGGCGACTCAAGACCGATCCATACAAGCGAATGCTCCTGAGGGTCCGAAAAATCCTTGAAGGCGGCGACTTGAGCGGATTCGCGCCGGCTCCGGCAGATGGCGAGCGGCGAGCGGTAGGCCTGAGCATCCTGGCCGGGAAGGGCATAGGCCCGGCCAAAGCGGCGGCGATCTTGGAAAAGTTCCGGCTCAGGCTGGAGCCAAAGGGAGAGGCGTACCTAACCGATTGTGAGGGTATCGGTGAGTCCTTGGCGAGGCGGATCTGGGAGAGTGGTGTTGTGGTCGATTCCGGGCGCGTGATCCGGCCCAAAAAGCCGAAAAATCGTAAAGCTAGATTGATGGAGGCGAGAGGATGAAAAAAATATACGTGATAGGTCGGCCCGGCTGTGGAGGCTGCCAGCGGCTCAAGGAAGCGCTTTCTAGGCTTGGAGTGGTATTTGACTACAAAAACGGAGAAGATGCCAAGGACAAGGCCTGGATGATTGTCAACGGTGTTTTCTTGGCTTATTATCCGGCGCTTTGCGTGGACGGGAAGCTCTACGAATATGCCAGCTTGTTTGACGAAAACGGCGATTTGATGGTGGACGAATTGAGGGGCCTGGTGGGATGAGCCAGCGACAGGACGTGGCAAACGACACTGGTGCATGTGGCAAAGTGAAATATTGTGCTGGATGCGATCAAGAAAAGCCGCTTACAACCGCAATAGATTGCTGCCAAAGAATGCGTGTTAAGGGGGTATCCTAATTTCACAGGATGACATCATTGCCTGGCTCCAGGTGAACCCTGGGTGGCATCGAGCATCTGAAATAATTGCGGCTGGCCAGATGCCGAAAAGTGTCTACGATGGCTGCAGAGCTATGCGAAAAAATAAGAAAGTAGATTATAAGGCGGGGCCGCATGGGATCTGGCTCTACACAGCGAAGGAGGGGCAATGAGGGGCATCGAGAAGAAGACTGGTCGAAAGGCAGGCCGGGATGGGGTGTGTGTGCCACATTCGAAATATCCTGAGATCTATGCGCTCCATCAGAAAGGCCAGTGGTGCGCGGTGGATATTGGGAAAAAATATGGGATCACGGCGGCTGCGGTGCGGTCGCTGGTTGCCAGGTGCCGCCGGAATCCTGGGCTGTTGGAGGCGAGGCCGTGAGGGGACAGGGCTGGCCGAAAGCCAAGCCTGTCCACAGCCCGGAGAATCGAGTTGGTCAGGCATGGCGAGCCGGTAGTATCCAGGTTCTCGGTGAGGACTGTTTCGGAAATGTAAAGATGTTCGATATTCCAGCCGGGCATTTCCAGTGTCGATACTGTTTACATATCCAGAAAATTGTTAGGGTAGATGAAAGAGGGTTCGCTGCATGTGAATCTTGTGGGACGATTCACAACGACGGCAACCCGGATGGGCAGGAAATGAGTAAGCGGCAAAAGAAAATTTCAAAGAATGCGTTCCGGACCGGATGTCAACGAAAGTCTTAAATAACATAATCTATATTTTATCTTACATCTGAGCAGACATCCGGCCTTTACCGGGTGGCTCGGAAATATATCTATTTTATCGAGGTTTTATGCTTCCTACCGAAAAATCGCCGCGCTGCGCCGTCGTTAGGGCAGGCCCAAATTTTGTCGGCTTGTGGGACCAGGAGCAAGACCCTGAAAAACTGTTCAAAAAGCATCATATTGTTGGAGATGCGACATGATCCGAACGATCGACCTCAATCTATGGGCAGAAGGTGCGGCGGAAAGCCTCCCAAAGATCACTGTCACCCCCGCGGGCCTGCGAATCGAAGGCGAGCCGAAAGAGTTTGATCGGCTCTGCCTGATCCTGGGCGGGTGGCTAAAACAATCACGATGATCGACTATACACTGGCTGCCCAACCAATGAGCGGATCAACCGCGACTAGGGCAGCCTGATAATCATCGGCTGTGATAAGAGGCTATAGCTGAATTGAGCCCTTCTTCCGGCCCGGCGAGACTCTAAGTCTCCACCACTCCATACATCCGCCGGGCCTCATCATAGTCATCCGTTGCGGGATGCGTTCAGCGGGCCGGTACCCATTCCGGCCCTTCCTCCAATTATCCTTATGTTCCTTATGTTTGAAACTTTCACCTTCGCAGATCCTTGTTTCGTGATGTGACTATATGCCGGGCGCTGGATATTCTTCGAAATGCAAAACGTGTAATTCTGCCAGGCGGCTTGAGATCGAAGCTCGGCACGAAGAAGGGAATAGCCCAGAAGAGATAGAAGTCTGGCTCAAGTCCCTGGGAGAATCGATCTCGTACAATGCAATCCGAAATCATCTTCAAGCTCATTACAATGTTCAAGAAGCAGCGAGAGAGAAGTATCACCAAAGCCAAGCACAGATCGAAAAGGATGTGGTTGGCAGGCTTACTGACCTCCAGATCCTTGATGATCTGATTCAGGACGGCCATGTTATCCACGTTGGACTAAAAGAACAGATCAAAGAATTGGATGACAAGTTTGCTGTTCCGATGCCCGCGGTGCAAATGCTGAACGGTGTCGCTGCTGAAATCTGCCGAGCCATCAAAACGAAGCAGGAGATTCTTGGCGAAGATTCTGAGAGCCGAAAGACCGACACGCTCCTGGAGCTAATCAATGCAGTCTCTGACTCAGAAGAAAGCAGCGGCAGTTAAGCGCATTCGTGAAGATCCTGTATATTTTGTCAGGGATTATCTAGGCTCTGATCCCTGGCCTAAACAGGCTGAGATCCTTGCGGCAGTCCGAGATAACAAAGAAGTTGCCGTGGCGTCATGCCACGCGGCGGGTAAGTCCTGGATCTCAGCAAGGGCGGTCCTGTGGTTCAATTACACTCACAAACTTTCAAGAGTCGTCACAACAGCGCCTACCTTCGATCAAGTCAAAGACATCCTATGGCAGGAGATCCGGCTTGCGTATGCCAGTTCTAAGGTAGAGTTAGGCGGCAAGCTGCTGGATACCAGGCTCGATTTAGGGCCGAACTGGTTTGCTACTGGGCGCTCCACCAACGATGCGAATAGATTCCAGGGCGCGCATAGCTCAAAGGGCTCTATCCTGGTGGTGGCTGATGAAGCCGCAGGAATTGAGCCGGACATATGGGTGGGCATTGATGGCATCTTGACATCTCAGGATTCGCATCTTCTTGCAATCGGCAACCCAACCGAACCAAGCGGCGAATTTTACGAGATGTTCAAGCGGCCAGGCGTGGTCAAGATCAATATCAGCGCCTTTGATACGCCAAACTTTACCGCCTTCGGAATCACAATAGAAGACATTCGAAGCGGGGAATGGCGAGCCAAGATCACCGGCCCGCTTCCGGCTCCTTGGCTGATCACTCCTGATTGGGTGGCTGACAAGTGGCAAAAATGGTGCGGCGGATCACAGGCAGGCGAGGACAATCCTCTTTGGGTATCTCGTGTCTTAGGTCAGTTCCCAAACACTTCCAATGATACTCTGATTCCGCTTCTCTGGATCACAAAGGCAATGGAGCGCACCCTAACACCGGGCGAGCCTTCCGCCCTGGGCTGCGATATCGCCAGGAATGGTGGCGATGAGACGGTCATCCTCCACAGGCGCGGGCCGGTGGCGAGGATCACCAAGGCCACATTCCAAGAAGACACAATGCAGACGACCGGGCGGGTAATCGCCGCCCTGGTCTCAACCGGTGCCACTGAAGCCAGGATAGACGCGGACGGCCTGGGCGCCGGCGTCTTTGACAGGCTCAATGAGCAGGGGAAGCCCGCCATTGAGATGCACTCTGGTCAATCACCGAAGGACAAAGAGCGGTTCCTCAACGCACGCGCTGAATGGTTTTGGGCGCTCAGAGAACGCTTTGAGACCGGGGACATTGACATAGACGACGAAGACCTGGCCGCTCAGCTTTCCAATATCAAGTACAAATTTACTTCGAGAGGCCAGACTCAGATCGAAAGTAAAGACGATATGAAGCGGCGCGGCGTGCATTCACCTGATAGGGCAGATGCTCTGATGCTTGCCTTTGCTTCTATTGAGGAACCATTTTCAGATGTTGGTTGGGGAAAATCAAGACTGACGGGGAAAAGGAATTAACATGAGCATCCTAGATCGATTCTTCGGAAACAAGCAGAGCGAAGCCGCCGTTCCTGCGATGCAAGGCCGGGCGGTGGTCCGCAACAATTCGCCCTATGGCTATCAGGATCGGTCTACCGTAGTCTCTGCCGATCGCATAGCCGCGAACCGATCTATTCCTATTGTGCTGGAATCGCTATCAGGGCTTTCTGGATTGTGCTTCTCAGGATTTGAGCACACACTCAAGCCCATCGACAGCAGCGACGATAAGCAAGGCCCGAATATTGAGAAGGCCCTGGCGCAGATCCGGCTCCAGGAGAAGCGCATCGGGCGCATAGGCAAGGCCCGGAAGATGGGGACGATTGGGCTAGTGCGTGCTGCCGCCCTGGACGGATGGAGCTTCCGCCAGGCCCTGAGCGAGTACGCCACAGTGCAAGAAGGCGGCTGGCTCAACTTCGCTGAGATCCAGCACCTACCGGCTCAGAGCTTCAGCACAGCCTCAAGTCTCGGCGGCAACGATTATCTGGCTGATAAGATCCTGCCTGGCGTGGTCTACGATTCCAAACAGGACCTCACCCGATTCTTCCAGTATCCTGGCAATGGGCAGGCAAAGGAGCTGGATCCGGATGGCATACTGTACATAGAAGATGTGACAGTTCCGGACGATTTATCTTTCTTAAAAGTTTTAAATCCAATAATGGAATCTTGGAAGGAAGTCCGCCGCTACGGGATGACCGCCGAGAAGCGGGTGGCAGTGCCGAACGAGACTGAGCGGATTGATGCGAACGATATCGTCAAGATGATCACGGCCAAGATCCCGGTGAAAGTGCAAGACCTCATCGACCACTGCGATGATCTGGCAGAGAACCAGAGCTTCGCGAACAAGAAGGTGGCCCTTCCCGGAACACGAATCGAGTACCCATCAATCTCAATGCCGCTCAATCCCTGGGAAGCTGACCAGTACCTGAAGGATGAGATCTGCGACTTCTTCTTCCGGCGGAATGTGCTGAAGAGAGTCGAGCAAGCGATCAGCACCACAGACTCCGGTGCGAAGGCGCTGCTAGATATACATATTGACAGCGAGAGGGAGCTTTGGGGCAGGCCGTATGAGGGGCTTTGGAACATGTGGCTCCAAGATTTCAACGGATTTGAACTTTATGATGAATTTTCCTGGTGGTCTTGGACTCCCGCCGATCAGAAAGCCGAACACCAGAAGAATCTTGAGAATTTCCGATCACATTCTATCACCCTGAATGAATATCGCAAGCTGGAAGGATTGACCGAACTTTCAGATGAAGAGATAAGAAAGTTGGCCGATGAGCACAAGCTCATCTTCGGTAACATGGGCGCCGAGGGCAACGTCCTCAACCCGTCCTCAAAAACGGTGTGAGCCATGCCAGTCCCCGAATTCGTCGATAATCTCCTGGCAGCCCAGGCCGACGCCGCCAAGGACATTGAGAAGGACTTTCTGAAGTCAGTCAAGGTCACGATCCAAAATACCGACTGGGAGCAACTGGAGCGTGATCTGGCCGCCCATGCCAACGGTGATGCCATCGTCGGCGGCGTGAGGTGGGAGGACTTCGACCCAAAGGAGCGGCTGAAAGACCTCTTCTCGGTCTGCCTGGAGATTGACGGCGAGTACATCGGAAAGGTCACTGGCGGGGCCAAATTCGACTTCGTTGACCCCCGCGCCCTGGAATGGATCGAGCAGTACGGGGTCGAGGATGTAGTAGACATCGATGCCAGCACCAAGCAGGCCATCCGGAACATCGTCCGGGAAGGCTACGAGACAGGCATCACTCCCAGGAACCAGGCTCGGCAGATCCGGGCGCTTGTGGGCCTCGATGAGCGCCGGGCCGAGACACTTCGGAAATATTCAGAAA